TAAGTCGCCGGGTGTGCGGGTGTCAGTGTAGTCAACCATTGGGCCAACATTTGCCCCGGGAACGCCTGAGTATGGGTCAATAAACAAGCTATCAATAAGATTTTTCTGACCCGGACGGCGCGTAGCAAGCTCATCCATAGCTTGCTCATACATTGGCGCAGAAGAGTAACCACGAACCCCGCCTGCGTAAGTTGTCGCTGGCCCCATGCCACCCATAATGTCTTGCTGGGACATGCCGATAGGGAAGGCGGACCCAGCAGTACTCCGCCCAATGTTGCCCATTCGTTGCCCTGTAGCTGAATAGGTATTAATAGGCGCTCCCGCCAAACCAAAAGCGCCAGCAGTGCCAGCCGTGTTTCGGAATGCAGCCTCTTGCATTGGAGTAAACGCAGCTACATCTGGACCGTAATACGGAACATAACCAATCTGAGAGATTGTGTCCGCACGGGCTAGATTGCGCTTTGCCGCGTCCTCAATGTATTGAGGAATTTCAACCGTTGAGGATGTTGATCCACCTTTTCCGCCTGACATTACTCAAACTCCTTAACGTATGAGGCGTGCTGGGCTTCCCAGCCGTGCGCCTTCAATGGTTTCTTCCAGCCAAACCTGCCGGACATTGTTAGAGCGCTGCAACCTTGAGCCTTGCCCCATTCTATCACATCATCGTGCATATCTAAAATCTGGTCCAATTCACCGCCACCTAGAAATACGTTTAACACGCGTTTCTTCGGATATACCACTATTTCAGTGACTATGCACCCCCTTGGCGTAGGCCACAGTTGCAGCGTACCTTTTTGCAAGCCAGCGACCACATCATCAAAGCCATGCGTGCCACCGCTGTAGCTTAGAGCTGCATCAATCCAAGGCTTGCATCTTTCTAGCTCTTTATCCATGCAACCTCGTTATCGACAAAGTTGAAGCTGGAATATTCGGCACGGGTGATGCAGCGGCTGTGGCGTTAAGAAAGCCGCTAGTGCTGTCAGTCATCCAATTGACCTCAAGGTAATCGTTGGCTGCAACTGTGAACACTTGCGTCCGCGCAGTAATCAGCGTTGCGTTGTTTTGGTGCAGCGCAGTGGTCATCGCGCTGTTGTTAATGTCTGTGCCGTTGACGCTAGGCCAAAAGTAGAAATGCACAGTGCTTGATGACGTTGAAGCAATCTGCGCGGAAAAGGCTATGACGTATTCACCAGCCTCTTCAAACACAATCCTACTCGCTGGCGTGCCTAAAGTGATACCATCGTTTGAGGCTCCCGCTGTGTAAGTCAACTTATAAGCTGTGCTTGCGCTTGCCGCTGTTACATCTGCGGCAATGTAAAAGTCGCCGTGGCCATCTTCCAGCACAACCTGACGCCACTCGCCATTCTTTGAAACAACAGGGTATTCGTTCACGTTATCCCACAGCATCACGCCATTCTCAGATGCCGATGAATACGTTTCCTTAAAGCCAAGCTGATCTAAAGCCCGGCCTAAGTAACGCCGCATATTCTCGGCCCACTGGTTTATATTGACCGTAATGGGAGGGAGTATTCGGCTCATCTGCGTCCGCCCGCTACCGCGTCAAGCCGCATGATACCAACACGCCAATCAGAGTCAGTGTTGCCTGTGACGCGCATTCTGATCTGACGCCCAGTAAACCGCAGGCTTGTTGGGTTAGCCATGTTATACGGGCCGTAATCGCGCTCAGTATCTGTCGGATAGAAACGTGTCTTAAATGTGGCATTAACGTCACCCAGCGTATTCTCGTCTGGGATCATGCCGCGCACAGCCATCACGTTTTCGCCTACACCAAGCGCAATTGGGCCTGTCTCAGCAAATGGAGATTGGCCACCGTAGTCAAAGCCAATCTCTTGCTCATACAGAACACCATCGGCAGCAATCCAAAACGGCTGGCGGAATACGCCACGGTCCACGCCAGCTGTTCGATCAATCGTGCCAGTGGTCCAAATGTTTTCTGCGTAGTCAAATGCAACGTAGCTGTCACATTCTGTAGAGGTGGCGCTTGGATAAAACCACCAGATTTCATTGAAGCGGCTGTTGACTACGGCGTGAACCTTAGACCGCTGGTCGTTGTTCATGTCGCTGAAAACGTAATCCGCAACCTCACATGGCAAGTCACGCACAGAGCCGCCAGCGTAGATAAAGAATGAGCGCTGGCCCATCCACACTACGCCCTCGTCGATTGACGCAGCTGCGTTGGCTGCAATCAAGCCGCACGATGTACCTACACGCTCAAAGCCATAAACAAATGGAGGGCCGCTGTATGTGGCTGTGTGGGCGTCTTGGTCCGTCAGGATCAATGACTGCCCTCGTGTGCGCAAGCCCTTGAGGATTGTGCCGTTGGTTTGGATTTCAATGTCACCAGCCTCGTTAGTTGCCGCTGGTGTCCAATTGTTGTTATCCTCACGGTCAGACCATGCAATCTTGCGAGGGTTGCCGCCCGCCCCAAACGCAAAAACAAAGCGCTCTTCAGTCACCATCATGCCAGAGCAATCTACAGGCGCATTTGATAGAACTGCGGCTGGTGTTCCGCCGTTAAGCTGCCACTCATAAATCTTGCCGTCATCAGCTGTCATGCCCAGCAAATATTCACCCCAGTTTTCCAAGCTCCATGTGGTCGCCGGGAAAATAGTGCCGGAGTCCTCTGAGGGTAAACCGTAAAGGCTACTGCCGTAAACGCCGCCGCCGTAGCTGGTAAAAGATGTGGCATCAACGCGACCAGCGGTGAAGCCTGCTGGCGTGATGTCGCTAACAGCGTTGCCAGATGTCATGGCGTACAACTTATTGTACGTTCCAAACGCCACGCGTCGGCCACCGCTGTTATCTTCCCACGCAATCATTGTGCGGGCTACGCCATCTAAATCAACGCTTCCGCGCTGACGCCAGCCGCCGACTGGGCGCAACGCACCCTCATGCCAACGGATTAAGTTTGCATCGCGCCAACGGCCCTGAGACTGATACTCAGTGCCGTTGCGATACTGCCCTGCGGGTATGTTGAGAGGAATTAACGGCATGTGCCTTCTCCCCTATTACGGCTTAGTCGGCCAGTCAGCCTCATCAAGATTAGGCCAGTTAGCATGGCTTGTAATGTCACGCAAGGCTTGGCGATAGCTGGTCATTGCCGCATCCATTGTTACATCAGTCAGCGCAAAGTAATCTGTCTCAGCCAGCAAGCCATCACGCTTGGTGCGGTTAGCTGTGGCAGTCTTGGCATCTAACGTAGCCTGATACGCAGCCTCATGCTCTGCCTTGGTGGTTGTTACGCCATCCTCGTCAGTCGTATCAGCAAACATATCACGGGCAACATAGTTCTCTACCCAGTTCCCATTAGCATCCTGTACGACACCATCACGGGCAGACGTTTGGTACTGGCCTACAGTCGCCGCTGGGCTGCGTAGTACAGCATCCAAGTTAAGTGCATCCAGTGTGGCTGCTTTCCATACACGAGGCAAAGACATGTTGGGGTTAGCTGAACGCCATTGCCCTTGCGTTTTAACTTCGCCTGTTGTTCTGTTGCGGTATTCTGACATGATTGATGTTCTCCTGTGTCAGTTGATTATAGTGCTATGCTGTTGCGTAGAAGATGTAGGATGCACCAGATATATTACTGTCTGACGTTCCTGTAGCGATATAGTTTACGGTAAAACCAGAAGAATTAGAGTCTACACGATCATTGGAGGTATCTTCTGCATCAGTAGTGTTTAAGGACAATCTGCTGTCATTCCCCGCAACAATACCCCTTGCTGTATCATATATGTTCCAATCACCACTAGAATCAGTACGCTTAATAAGAACGTACCTTGCACCACTCGTAAAGCCACAGTCGATAGTCTGACTTGAGCCGTTACCCGTGTAGCTCCCCACCTTCGATATACCGGGGAGGCTTGCGAAGAGGTAGGCTATGTAGTTGGAGCCAGAACCGTTGACATTACTAAATATTCCAAGAGTAAAGTCTGTGCTTGTAGGGGCTGTGCTATTCCAAGCATTGTTATTGGGATCAAAAACATTACTTCCAGATAAAACGCCATAATATCCAGCACCTACATCTTTATGATATACTAACCAATCTACAGCACTATCTCTGTTTTTTATCCACATCATCTCAGGTGCAACTGTTAAGTTATGGCTTACAGTACGTCCTGCTGTTCCGTTCCCCGTGTAAGCAACGACATCGAAATAGCCCGGCGCACGTTTCCATAAAAGACCATTCCAATCAGAAGTAAGTTCTCCTCCGTTGCCAGCACCAGTTTGAAAGTCCCACTTAGTAAAATCTGACGCAGCCTCAGTGCCAGTACTATGTGTTTCTAAAAAAGTAGCTCCCGTTAAACGGCTTGAGATTTTAGGGTATGATGTACCACCATTCGGGTATAAAAATATTGCAGCATCCGTAGTAAAAGTAGAAACAAAAGCAGGATTGCCTGCCCCCGAAGCCACACCCTGTACAGGCTCAAACACCTCAGTCCCACTCTCAGGCACTTTAGTACCACGGCGAATGGCGATGTAGATGTAGTCTGTACCATTACCGAAAAAACCAGACGGAGCGGTAAACCCTGTTGGGGTAGGCTTAAAATACGG